GGTCGCGGATCTTAATGTCCTGTTCGACCTTGGACATCGAGACGTTGTGCTGCTCTTCGTACTTGACGAAGTCGACGAACTCGGCGAGGCATTCGCGTTCGCCGCCGTCGTGGGTGTGGACGTACAGCGCGAGTTTCATTCATTCCCTCCTTGTTGTGGGTTGTTGAATCAGCTCGTGGCCTTGGTGATCGCGCCCGAGATCGGGAAGGTTACGTCGGCGGTGTTGAGTTCGCCGATGGCGCCGTTCACCGGGGTCCATTCGGTGACGAGGACCGAGAAGGTGTAGCTCGGGTTGGCGGTGCTCACGGTCGTGCCGTTGGGCTTGACGACACAAGTGACCGCGGTCGAGCCGACGAGCTGGAAGAAGATGCCGTCGATGGCGTTGTAGTCGTTGTGGATGGAGAAGGTCACCGAGTTGTCGATCAGGCCCGTGACGCGGGTGTTCGCGGTCGAACCGAACGCGGTCGTGACGATGTCGGCAGACGTCGTCGAGAGGGTCACCGCGGCGACGTTCGCCGAGATGTCGGTCCCGTTGAAGGTGATGTTCGCGTTGGTGAGGACCAGCTTTGCCATGGTTTACTTGTCTCCTGCCTTATCGGCTTTCGAGGGTTTCTTGGATTCTTCGACCGGCGTGATGATGCCTGCCGCAATCAGCAACTCTACATCGTCGATCCCCGTGCCGTCCACTAGCCCGCCCGGCTCAACGCCTGTGACGGGGAACGGTCCGTTGACCCGGTACTTGGTCATGGGTCAAGCATACACGGTGACACGGAAGTCCACCGCGACATAGAGGGTGTCGTTGGCGTCGATGTTGCTGATGTTGCCGGCTTGCCGGACGACGCAGTCCTCGCACACCCCGCCCAGGGTGCGGTCGCCTTCGATGGCGGCCCGCACCGATTGTGACCCGCTGTACGCCATGTATTTGTCGATCTCGTCCTGGGCGATGCGCTCGGATTGGCGGGAGAGGATGAGGTTGATGGTGAAGTCCATTTCCACTCCGCCGGTGCCCATCGCGGTTGCGTGGTAGCGGATTTCTTCGAGGGTCGGGAACGCGAACGGCGGGTTGACCTGGTCGGGTTGGTAGTCGTAGGTGCGCAGACCGGAGATGGTGGCGAGTCGGGCCTTGAGGCCGTCCTTGGCTTGGCTCGGTGTGGCTGGCATCAGGCGTACATCCGCAGTCGACGGAACGGCTCGACCAGCTGCGCCATGTCAGGGTCGAGGAACCGCGAGACGCGGATTGCGCCGAGGTCGCCGAAGCCGGCAACGCCCAGCGGCGAGTCGTAGCGTTTGAAGATGCGCGACGCCTGGATGATGCACGCCTGGGTGATCGGTGCCGGGACCGCGGCCCAGCCGTACAAGGCGGTGAGTTTGACGAGTGCCTCGCTGCCGTAGTTGGCGTTGACGGTCGGGAACAGGTAGTTGCCGACGGCGCGAATCTTGGTGTACGACCAGGTCTGTCCGTCGAGGATTCCGTTGAGCGGTTCGAGCTGGTAGTCGGTGGTGGCGAAGGTGACGTCAAAGACGCCGTTGGCCTGCGTCGAGACCTGCAATGTGATCGCGGTCGAATACACGTCGTCGATGTAGCAGTAGAAGTCGTCGTCGGCGGTGTAGAAACGGCTGGTCGCCGAGCTGACCGCCCAGAACTGGCGGTTGGCGTAGCCGTCGATCAGGCGCGACGCGGCTTCGGCGCAGTTGTCGATCAGGTCGTCGTCGGCGGTGTCGGCGGTCCCGATGCGGAGGGCGGCCTTGACTTGGTTGCGGGTTGCATATCCGTTGCTGATTGCCATGGTGCCCCGATTCTACTCAATCCAATCCCTACGACGGGCCACACCAATCCCCAAGAACGACCCGTTCACCGACTCGTACTGGTCGGTGAACTCCTGGAAGTCGTGCGTCACGCCGTTCTGCTGCTTGTATTCACGCCAGTACGTCCCGACCCCGGGGCAGATGTCGGAGGTGATGTCGTGGAACACCTGGATGTTGCAACGCGCGAACGTCGACTCGGCGTCACGCCTGACTCCCGCATACGAATGGTCGCCGTCGATGAACACCAAATCGAACGTCTGACCGCCGACCCAATCCAGGAACCCGGCACTCTGGGAATCCTGCTGCCGGTATTCGTAGGGTGCGAGGACCGCCGGTTGCTCCATCAAATCGACCGCGACGGCCCTGTCGAACCCGGGGTTCAACCGGCGCAACGTCTCGACATGCGTGATGAACGTGCCGCCGTGACGAGTCCCGATTTCCAGGTACGACCCGATGCTCGACGCCTGCGAACACAACCAAGCCATGTACGGTCCGAACTGGTTGGGATACTGCCAAATCCTCAACCCCATGCCCTTGGCGCTCCACACCTCCTCGGGCAGCTCCTGGCGTTCCTCGTCGTTGAAGCCGAACTCGTGCAACAACTCGAGCCACGTGTCGACCGACCCGAACTCGCTGAGCCCGACGGCACGCAACCTTTCGCGGACCTGCTGGTTGACCGAGGTTTCCATCAGCCCCAAGTGCCCTTGAACTTCCTCAAATAATAGTTCTCCAACACCATGTTCTTTCGCCCATGGTGCTCGACGAAGCCGACGTTGAGCTGGTCGCGCAAGTCGGGGAACACCACGGGCACGTTGCCGGCGGCAGTCGCGTAGCGGTGTGTCCACTCGACTTCGGCACGAATCGAATCGCGCTGCGTCACCGGGGAATACAGCTCCACCCGGCCGAGATGCTCACGAGTGTAGATACCCATATACATCCCGAAGATGCCCGGGTCGTTGGTGACCGACACCGAACCGTCGTGCTCGAACATCCGGTCGAAGAACGCTTGGTCTTTGACCACCACCGAATCGTGGAGGAACAAGAAGCGGTCCAACTGCGTGTTCTCGTACAACCATTTGATCTTTCCCAACTCCCACGTGCCGCCTTGCCGCAACACCAACACCTCCCGCTCGATGCTCGCCAAGCAGTCGGTCAACCACGCCTCGCGGCCCGGGGTCGTGGCCACCACCACCGTCTCTCTCAGTCCCATCCGAGGTCCAGCCTTCGTTGCAGGTCCCAATCCAACGGATGGTCTTGGACCATTCTTGTCTCGAACAGTTTGCGGTTGGCGTCGAAGGTCGCCTGGTTGCGCATCTGGAACTCGGCCTTGGACAGCAGGGTCGAGGAGTTGCGGTGGTAGATCGCCGCCAAGGACCGCTCGATGGGGATGCCTTTGCGGTGGGCGCGCACCTCGTAGTCGTTGTCCTCGAAGTAGGCGGGATGGAATCCTTCGTGGAACAAGCCGACCATCTCGACGACTTTGGAGCCGAGCCAGAAGCAGGACCACGGCGGCTTGCCGCCGAGCACGATGTTGCCGGGGCTGCACGACCAGTAGAAGTCGGCGACCGCGTTCTCCCCGAAGGTGACGTCGTGGTTGACGATCATCCAGCCGGGCGACCGTGGCGTCGCTTTGATGCCGAAGTTCCAGGATGCGGCGACGCCGAGGTTGGACGGGACGCGCACGTGCCAGGTGCGTTCGGCATGCTCGCGGCATGCCTGCCATTCGCACGGTCCGTTGTCGATGACGACGAGGTCGCGGATGCGGCCGTTGAACGAGGCCAGCATTTGGTCGACGCGGTGGTGCTCGGTGAGCACCGGCACGATCAGGACTGGGACGAGCGGCACCATGCGGCGAGCTCCTTCATCGCGGGCCTCCAAAACTTGTCGAACACCGTGTCCGCCTCGTACTGGCCGGCGAAGGTGATCGCCTTCTGCGACTTGACGCGTCCGCGCGCGTATGCCTGCTCGAGCCCCGACAGGATGCTCGACACCGCCGGCGTGAAGAACCAGGCGATTTGGGCGGGGTCCCAGTAGGGTTGGCCTTCCACGAGCCAGCCGTCGCCGACGAGCTCGGGTTGCGCCGAGAAGTTGGAGACGATGACCGGCGTGCCGCACGCCTGGGCTTCGACGACGGGGATGCCGAAGCCTTCGCCCATCGACGCGCCGAGGTAGACGTCGGCCGCGGTGTAGAGGGCGGCCATCGCGTTCTGCGGGAGACCCATCCGGTAGAGGTACTCGTCGACGTACTTGATGCGGTCTTCTTCGATGCCGCACATCGTCGCCAGGACTTTGAGGTCGATGCCGCCCATTGACGGTGCTTGGCAGCTGTGCATGTAGAGCACGGCGTCGGGGTGCTTGGTGGCGAACATGCTGAAGGCCATGAAGTTCTCGGCGAACGCCTTGCGCGGTGGATGCACGCCCTTGTTGACGGCGGTCATCATCACGACGAACTTGTCGTCGTCGAACCCCATCAGCTCGCGCCCGGTGACCCGCTTGCCGTTGCTGTCGGTGATTGCGTCGGTCGGCTTGAACACGGATTCGATTGCGTGCGGCACGTAGACGTTGCGGATGCCCTGCTGGTCGAGCATCCTCTTGCCGAACTGGCTCATCGCAATCGGCATCACGTTCGGTTTCATGCACCACTTGGCGACGTCGGGCGGCAGCGGCTGGTGGTCGATGGGCACCCAGGAGGCGATGTTGGGGATCTTGTCCAGGTTCCCGGCTCTCAGCACCCAGACGTCGAACAGGGTGATGAGCAGTTTCGGGAGTTTGCTGGCTTGCGTCCAGTCCATCCAGTGGGCGGCGAGGATGTCGTCGCTGTACGGGCTCATTCCTCGCGGGTAGATCTTGATTCCGTTCCACGTCGACGTCGACGCTTCGAGGCCGTAGATCGAGTGGATCGCGATTTCGTGCCCGTCTTTGACGAGCCTGGTGACCGCTTGCTGGGTTTGCTGCCCGTAGCCGGTGCCGGCCCACGGCGCGTTCGAGAACCAGAGGGCTCGGACGGTGTCCTCGGGTCGACGACTGACTCCTCCAACAAGTGAGCGGCGCCCCGCTGGATCAGCAGGATCGCCGTCGGTTCCGGCAGCTCGACCGGCACGCCCTTGATGACGACTTTCATTCACGCATCCCTCCTGGTGTCTGCGTGGCGAGTCTAGGCGGACGGCGGCAACGTTGCGTGTATGCCGCCGCCCGCTTCGATTCGTGTTGTGACCGGGTCACCCGGCCCAGGATCAGACGTTGGCGTTCTTGTAGAACTTGACGTGGCTGGTCTGGGGCAGGTTGCCGTCGACGCGCATCGAGGCGCGGAACGTGACGAGGTCGGCGTTGAACGCGAACTCGTCGCTGCGGTCGAGGCGCAGGCCGCCGGCCATGCGCACGTAGTAGCTCGGGAGGTGGCCGAAGATGACCGACTTTGACGCCGAAGAGTTGGAGGCCATCGCCGGGTTCTCGAACACGGGGAAGTTGAGGACGCGGTCGTTGCCGTCTGCGAGCGAGGGCTCGAAGATGAACCGGCCGGAGCCGTCCTTCAGCTTGCGCACGACGCCGAGCGAGGTGGTGTTCATCATGAAGCCGACACCGGGGAGGCGACGGGCGGCCCCGTCGACGGAGTAGGCCAGCGTGATGAGGTCGTCCGCGCTGAACGTCGGGCCTGCGGTCGTGCCGGTGACGGCCGAGGAGGCCGCGGTCACGATGCCGTTGGGCTGGCTCGAGCCGGTGCCGACGGTCAGGTCGTTGTTGACCTTGAAGCCGAGGGCGTTGCCGGTTTGCGTCGCCAAGAAGCCGAGGATGTCGACGCCCGAGTCCTCGATCAGTTCACGCGACAGCTGCACCAGGAACGAGTATTTGTATGCGCTCAGGGTGATGAAGCTGTTGAACGTCGGGTCGGACTCGGAGATGGTTGAGCCTTCGGTAGTGATTGCCGCGGTGGAGAACCCGGCCTGCGACGGGATCTGGAGGTTTTCGCCGCCAGCGGTGCGCAGGATGGTGGAGGTTTCCAGCATCGGTCCGACGAGGCGTGCCTGCTCGATGACCTGGTTGAAGAACGAGGTCGGAACGGGTGCACCGGTGGACGACTTGGTGACGTCGCGGGTCTCGTAGGTGAAGGTGTGCTCGCGGACTTCGCCGCGTGCCATCGCCCGCAGGACTTCCTCGTCACCCTTCGGGGTGCGGGGCTCCGGGCGGACCGAGCCGGCGATCTCGCGGGTGGCCGCTTCGATCTTGGCTTCGCGCTCGTGGTCGGCCTTCAGGGCTTCGA